GCGGTAAGATACAATATAATTCAAAAGGTATAGTATGACGCCAGAAGAAAGAGCAGAACTCGTAAGACTAAAAGAGCTATTACGTGGCAAGCAAGAGCCAGTTAAACCTAAACGTGGTCGCAAGGCTAAAGGATAGTTATGAAAGACAGCGAAATACTTTACCGCATAGAACAAGAAGAACAAATCGCTTATGGTATTAATGATGCTGCTCTGTCTAATGACAGGGCTACTGCTATTGATTACTACTTAGGTGAGCCATTTGGCAACGAGGTAGAAGGCCGTTCACAGGTTGTTAGCTCAGACGTACAAGACACGATAGAATCTGCATTACCACAATTGCTTAAGGTGTTTGTATCTGGTGACCAAGTAGTTACATTTGACCCAAAAAATGCGGAGGATGTAGACGGTGCTGCACAAGAAACAGATTATATCAACCACATTGTCATGGAAAAGAATGACGGTTTTACAATTTTCTATGTATGGTTTAAGGATGCTTTACTTTCTAAGAACGGTTACGTTAAGGCGTACTACGAAGAGGAATCAGAGGTTGAGGAAGAGAGCTACGAGGGTTTAACAGACGCACAGTTATCTATGCTAGTGCAAGATGATAACGTAAAGGTACTAGAACATACAGCCTATGCTGATCCATCAGTAGATATGGAAGCCATGATTCAACAAGCTATGGCTAATGGACAAGACCCATACGGTATGCAACCACCATTCTTACATGATGTTAAGATTAGCGTTACTGAAACTAAAGGTAAGATTTGCATTAAGAACGTAGCACCTGAAAACATTATGGTGTCAGTAGATACTGCAAGCCCATCGCTACAAAAGGCAAGGTTCGTGCAACATCGTGAGGTAATGACTAGAGGTGAGGCATCAGAAGCCTTTAATATTAGCAAAATTAAGATGGATGAAATATTTGCTGAAACATCTAACAACCTAGAACAAGAATCAAACGCTCGTGATATCTACAATGAAGAGTATGACCGTGTATCAGATATGGGCATGGTATTAGTACGTGATACTTATATCCGCTTAGATGACGAACTTACTCGCTGTGTTGTTATTGGTAACAGAATAGTATTTAAAGAGAAGGCAGAAGTCGTACCATTTGCCTGTATCACACCAATGCTAATGCCACATCGTCATATTGGTCGTAGCTACTCAGACTTAACGATGGACATTCAACTAATCAAGTCCACCCTATTACGTGGCCAGCTTGACAATATGTACCTAGCCAACAATGGTCGTTATGCTATAAGCGACAGAGTAAACCTAGATGATATGCTTACCTCACGTCCTGGTGGCATTGTACGTGTTGAAGGTGAACCAATGTCAGCTATCATGCCATTAAGTCATCCACCATTACCGCCATCTAGCTTTGCTTTGGTTGAGTACATGGATAGCATGAAAGAAAAGCGCACTGGTGTTACTGCTTACAATCAAGGCTTAGATGCTAATAGCTTAAACAAGACGGCAAGCGGTATTGCTCAAGTAATGTCTGCTGCACAGCAACGCATTGAGTTAGTAGCTCGTACATTTGCAGAAACAGGCGTAAAAGATTTATTTAAGTTAGTCCATAGGTTAGTTAGGACTTCATACACTAAACCTGATGTGGTGCGATTACGCAACAAATGGATAGACGTAGATCCTAGAGAGTGGAAGAACCGTAACGATTTAACTATCTCAGTAGGCTTAGGCGCAGGTAATAAAGACCAACAACTAATGCACTTGACTACTATCTTACAAATGCAAAAAGAAGCACTAGCAGCAGGTATCACATCACCTGAGAAGATTTATAACGCATTGGCTAAACTTACACAGAACGCTGGCTTTAAGAACCCAGAGGAATTTTGGACTAATCCTACTGAAAATCAACCAGCACCACCGCCTAAGTCTGACACAGAGATTGCAATAGAAGGTCAGAAAGAGATCGAGGCAATGAAGTTACAAGCAAGCGCTCAGAAGTTCCAAGCTGAAACTGAAGTCGCTAGAGAGAAAGCACAGCAACAATTACAACAAGAGCAAGCAAGGTCAACCAATGACGTGCAAATTGAACAAGCCAAGATTGCAGCACAGATGGAACTAGAACGCTGGAAGGCTGAACTAGATGCTCAAGTGCAATTACAAAAAGAGCAAATGCGTGTTGAAGCACAGCGTCAGATTAAAGAGATGGAATATACGCAAGCAAAACCCATGCCAATTAATGTAACTACACCTGATAATTCTGCTGTAATGGAAACATTATCTGTATTACTTGAACAGCAAAAGCAAGCAAATGACGAACTTGTTAAAACATTAACTAAACCAAAAACCATAGTACGTGACCAAAACGGTCGTGCTATCGGTGTAAATTAAGGATAAATCATGGCAACGTACACCAAATATGAATTAGGTATTGAAAAGATGATGGAGGGCGGTAACGCTGGCTCTGATACTTGGCAACTTATCTTATCTAATACAGCACCAAACGTGGCAACTAATACGACTGCTGCAAGTGCTACTGAACTCTCTACAAGTGGTGGCTATACAGCAGGTGGCGTGAACTGCACGATTACATCAGCAGCATCAACAGCAGGTACATACAAACTTGTACTAGCAGCACCAGCTTCACCTACATGGACAGCATCAGGTGGTGGCTTTACATTCCGCTATGTCATTCTCTATAACTTAACTCAAACACAGTGTATTGGCTATTGGGATTATGGATCATCAGTCGTTATGAACGGCACTAATGCTGATACATTCACACCTACATTAGACGGTACAAACGGAGTATTTACAGTTGCTTAATATTGACTATACCTTACCATGTGAAACTGGACATTTAGGTTATAAGCCAGGACAACTTAAATGACAGCACTATTAACTAGAGCAGCCAAAGGTTCAGCCCTCACTTATACTGAGTTTGATGCCAACATTGATGCACTTGAGGTTCGGACAGGTCAAGGCTGGAATGACTTGGTGCAAGATGTAACTGTTCGCACAGGCTCTAATGCACCTAGTCCTACTATCTTTATTGGTGGGATTAGTGCGTATGAGTTTTCACCTACAACAATGAATGAGTGCTTTGTAAACTTTCACATGAGGCATGACTATATTGCTGGCACGATGGTTTACCCTCATGTCCATTGGTCGCATAACACAGATGCAGCAGGTGTAGTGAGATGGGGATTTGAATATACACTAGCTAGACGAAATGATAGCACAGGTGTAGTGACATTTGCCTCACCGTCTACCTTGTACATTGAGCATACTGTTTCTTTAGGTGAAAGTTATCAGCACCATGTAAATGAGGCGGCAGATGGTTTAGGCATTGATGGCACTAACTTACAAGAAGATGCGCTTATTATTTGTCGTGTGTTTAGGGATGCTACTCACATTAACGATACATACCCTGACCCAATTCATTTGCTAACAGTAGACATTCATTATGAGTGCAATACCCTATCAACCCCTTTAAGAGTTCCACCATTTAACTAATATGCAAAGATGCCACGATAGAGTTAAGGAAACAACGACAACAACGGGTACAGGGGATATTACCTTGCTAGGTGCTGTCACACAGTTTCAATCATTTAGCAATAAGTTTGTTGTTGATGAACCACTATACTATGCGATTGTAGGGCAAACAGGGAGTGAGTGGGAAGTAGGACGAGGACATCTATCTGCAACATCTACGCTTGTACGGGATGTAGTATTTGAGAGTTCAAATGCAGATGCACTAGTGTCATTAAGTGCTGGTACAAAAGATATATTTGCAACTATCCCTGCTGAACGTATTGAAGAATTATTTACAAAAGGGCAAGCCTTAGCATCAATTCGTGGCTTCCAATTACCTTAAGGAAAAAGTATGGCAACCGTTAATACCGACCCAATTTATAGTAAAGTAGGCGTAATTGACTCAAGTACATTAGCAGCAGGTACACTTCTTGGCCCAACAGCCAATACCGCTCAAGATGGTACAGGAACAATCTATCCTATATTTACAGCAGATGCTACTAATGGTAGCTTTATTCAAAAATTAACCTTTCAATCTATTACTACGGTAGCTGCTACTGTATGTCGTATATTTCACGTTGATGAAGTGCCAACTGTAACTAGTGGTGCTTTAGTATCTAACACATCACTTAATACTCACTTAATTGGTGAAATTGCACTACCTCAAGTAACAGTATCTCAAACTGCTGCTGCACCCCATTTAGAATATGCGTTAAACCTCGCTTTACCCCCAAGTAATCGTATTGCTGTTGCCTTTGGTACATCAACTGGTGCAAGTACGACTGGCTGGGCGGTATTAGGTATAGGCGGTAACTACTAAATGATTTACTGGCAGGTGACATTTAAAGACGGGTCACTTGGTTATCAGATAATGGATGACCAGCTAGATAATGCTATTGTAAAAGACATTGAAGGTAATCTAATGACAGGCGAATTTGAATATACAACTACGGACACACAATGCGATGTGCCAGCGTGGGCTTAAATGTTAGACTTTAGTCATGTTCCAACAAGAGGCAATGCTGACGTACAGACATTTATCGGTAATCAGCGTACAGTAACAGGTGGTACACAACAATGGGTAAAACCTAGAGGCATCTCTATGGTTCATATTCTTTGTTTAGGGCAAGGCGGTAATGGTGCTAGTGCCACAGCAGGTGCAACTTCAGCAGGTGGTGCAGGGGGTGGTTCAGGCGCACAGTCTACCCTATTAATCCCTGCTCGTATGTTACCAGACATTTTATATATTAGTGCTGGTGCTGGTGGTGCTGGTACAGCAGTAGCTACAATCGTAGCAACCAGACCTAACGGTGCAACGTATAACTCTATTCCACTAGCACAAGATACTTTTCTTATTGCTGGGGGTGCGATTGGTAACGCTGTAACGGCTGGTGCTGTGGGTACTGCTGCGACTGCTATTTTATCAGGTAAAGGTATTGCTACTTTCTTAGCTGG